ATGGCCGACTGTTCTATCTATTGCGATTTCCATGAGTCCCGGCGTATATTCGCAGGTCAGAGGGTGTTTTTGAGGCTTTGAAAGTCGTTGTGGCACACCAACATTCAAACGCGTCAAAGACTATGACACACAAGCACTTTCGGCGCAGGTCAGCGGCGTAACGCCGGTCCTCGGCCGTCGCGCCACTGCTGCGCAGTCTGTCGGCCAAGTCGCTGTTCGGCAGCGCGGATGCGCGCGGCCCGGTGCTTTGAGCTGCGGACATTGGCCGCGCGCGCCATCGCGCGATCGAACGCGGCGATCAGCTCGTCGTCGAATTCGATCTCGGTGTCGGGCGCCGGCATCGGTCCCGCCCCGCACAGTCGCGCCAGGCGCTCGGCGGCCAGTCGGCGTTCGGCCTCGGTAGCGCCGGGATCTTGAGAGAGCGCCTCGAGTGCGTCGAGCCTGCGGCGTTGGGTCATGTCAATACCTTAGACGAAAAATGACCGACACCCTAGCTGGAAGGATTAGTCCAGCCCTTCAGTCCTGTACCGGGTTTGGTTACGGTTCAAGGGGTCGGTCAATGGTCCGGAGTTTGAGTGCATTGGAACCAACGGCACGCGATCAGACTACTCGGCCTCAGCCTTGCTGTCATCACTCTCGTCGGTGCCGGCGGTCTGCTCGGCATCGCCTGCGGGCTCGTCGGTCTTCTCAGGTTCGGGGTTGACGGCGACGTTGTCGGCGTTCTCCACGTTCACTTCAGGATTCTCGGTCATGGCGCTGAGGGTACCCGGTCGCGACCGATGGCAATCGCAGGGGCAGCCTCGCGGGCAATCAGTCCAGCAGCCCAGATCGCAAACCCCGAGTGTGCAGGCAACGGCGCCCATCACGCACCCACCGAATCGCTGATCAGGTGCAATCCCAGATCGTGCCGATCGCAGTAGCGAACCATCATCGCGTACTGGAACGAGTCGATCGGGTGCCGAAGCACAGTCAGCCACCACTCGAGGCGCATCCGCCACGTGATCTTCGGGACCATTAGGCGCCCGCTCGCCAGATGACGGTGGATCCGTCCTCGCAGACGCCGACCAACTCCCACTCGTCCTGGCCGACCTTGCGCGTGTCGAACCGAACGCCGGGCAGCATCCTCTGCAGTGTCGAGAAGTCGCGGTTGATCACGCCGTCGCGGACGGCGGCGGCGAACACCTTCGGCGGTAGCTTCGCGGCAACGAGCTGGCGCGCGATCTGCGCGTGGGTCGCGGGCATCAGTCGCGGGCCGCGGCGGCTTCGGTCTGGCGCTTCTCTTCGGCGGCCCGACGTTCCTCGGCCTTGGCGAGTCGCTCAGGTATCCAGTTGCGGCGCAGGTGCTTGGCTCGATGTCCCATGCGTCAACACTATAGACACGGGCGAGTCAGGCCGCGAGTGCTTTGATGCGATCGGGTCGGAAACCGGCCCAGTGCTGGTCGCCGGCGACGACGACCGGCGCAGCCATGTAGCCCAGCGCTTTGCAGGTTTCGAGTGCTTCGGGATGCTCGGTGACGTCGAGCTTCACGTAGTCGATGCCGAGCCTCTCGAGCTCGCGAATCGTCAGCTTGCAGGGTTGGCAGCCGGGGCGCGAGTAGACGGTGACGGTCATCGGGTCACCAACGCCCGCAGCGAGTCGGTGTTGAGCGCGTCGCCGGCCGACCAGTGGTTGATCAGCAAAACAATGAGCCCCGCTGCAAGCAGCAGGGCTCCGATGAGGCAGACGGCCTTGCCGCCGATGGCGATGCGAGCGTTGGGGATTATTGCCCCCGCGGCCCAGACGATGATTCCGATGACGAGGATGATGATCCCGAGTTCGACCATGGTCGGGAATCATAATCGGTTGGATTCAACATCGCAGCAAGTTCACAGTGAGAGCGCACGATCTCGCGCACCCGGCGTCGGCAATTCACATGGTCGCGGCAGCGCCACCCCGATCCCGGCAAATCTGTCCGCTCGAGATCCACGCGATTGCGGCACAGGCAGCAGCGGGTCACGCCGGTAGTTCGGTCCGAACAACTCGTTCGGCGCCGACGTAGAAACCGGGATGATCCTCGATGTTGTCCAGCAGTCGAACCGGCGCGCAGCGGCCGCGGTCGGAGACGATGCCGAAGTAGATCACCGCGCCGTTGGTCAGGACGATGCGCTGCTCACCCCTGCTCCGGTACGCCTTCTTGACCACGCCGAACCTCTCGCATCGCGTTCGGACGTCGTCGAACCGGATCTGCGCCGTGGGGCGGTCCTCGCAGATGAATTCGACCGATCGGCCGTCCATCGCAGTGTCGATCGCCAGCAGCATCAAGGCGTAGCTCTTGCCGGCTTCGTGATCGCCGGTGATCACCATGACCCTCATCGCAGGTCCGTTCTGGACTCGACCTTGCCGTGCCGGTCGTAGATGACCAGTTCCAGCGGGTCGTCGGCGAGCACGTTGGTCAGCGCGTCGACGAGCTCGGGACGGTTGTAGATCGTGTCGCGGGGATCGATGCGTGCGCCGTTGGACGCGCGCAGTTCGAAGGTCCATTGCCAGCGTCGGGAGAACAACCGTTTGACCGGTCTGACCAGCACTCGGGCTCGGGGCGTGGGCATCAGTCGAAGACCTCCGGACTGTAGTAGGGGCCGAATGTCGCCATCCGGTCGTCACCGCGCTTCCACGCGTCGTGCTGCTCGTGGCAGTCATTCAAGAGTCGGGCACGGTTTTGGCTCTGAGAGAGCTTCTGAGCCGATTTCCGGTCGAAAAAGGTAAAACCTATCGCGAAGACTGCTGCCAGGCCGATCTGGACCGTGCTGGCGGCCCAAGGCATGGTCACATGGATGATCACCGCGGCTGTCGCCAACGTCACCAAGAACCGTGCCATGTCATCACCATAGACGTCCGATGGCGGTTGTGGCTAGATCAGATGCCCGCCGGTCAGGCGCAGCCATTCCGCGCACTGCTCGCGCGTCCATCCGCGGCCGCGAAACTTGCGCCATACCGACTGGCGGTTGCGTCCGAGCGTGCGCGCCACTTCGGCCAGCGAGCAGCCGTCAGCCAGCATCGATTCGACGCGGGCGATCTCGTCATCGGTGTAGCGGGTCGACGGCCTGACCCGCGCGCTCAGGCCGTAGCGCGCGCGGATCCGATGCACGTGGGCGGTAGACATGCCGACCTCATCGACGATCGCTGGCACCGTCCAGCCGCGTCGCGACAGGAACACCACCCGATCCCACCGGGCCTGACGTTCCTCGTTGGTCATTCCTGCGGTTCTAGGCATCGACGAACACCTTTCGCGCTGGTGGGTCGGACAGGTAGTTGATCGCGCGCAGCACCGTTTCAAGGAACAGCGGCACGCCCCAGCGATTGCACCGCGAGCACAGCAGCCCGCGGATACAGCGGCGACACCCGCGGTCCACCGGGTGGTCGTGGGTTTTCGCCAGTTCGTGATCGTGGTCGACGGCCAGGCGCTTGGTCTTACCGGTGGCGACCCGGCAGATCGCGCACTTGCCACCTTGAGCGGCGTAGAGCAGCCAGTAGTCGGCGGCGCTGATCTCGTAGTGCGTCTCGACGCGCCGGGCGTGGGCGGATTCGCGAACCTTGCGCTTACGTGCGCGCACGTGGGTGGCGCACCGCGGGGAGCGCGGCCCCGAGCTCGGATCAATGGGCCGGACGGTGGTCACACCCTCGGCGATGCAGTCGATGCAGCGGATCACAAGACGTCTCGCATCCTCAGACACAGGTTGGCGTACTCGGATGCCTGCTTAACGGTCCAGCCGCGGCCGCGGAACCGCCGCTGTAGCGAGCCTGGTTTGCGGTCGAGCGAGCGTTCGATTTCTTGCACTGAGCAGCCATCGGCAAGCAACTGCTCGGCGTGTTCGACTTCGGCAGGGGTCAGCCACCTTGGCACCGGCCGGGAGATTCCGAGCTCGCTGCGAATGCGAACCACGTGACGAGATGAGCATCCCAATACCTCGGCTATTTGCGCCGCCGTGCGGCCGGATCGTGTCAGTTGCTCGACCCGTTCGTGGTCGACGCGGCCAGAGCCTTTCGGACGGCCGCTCATCGCGGGATCGCTCGGTACAAGTCGGGATACAAAGCCTTGGCGATCTCGCGGAAGACCTTGCCCCGAAGCTCGGTCGGTATGTCGGCCAGGATCTCGACGGCTTTGGCTCTGACCCACTCGGCGGCTTGCGCGTCGGCGCCGGTTCCGAAGAAGTCGTCGGCGCTCGGCGGCGGCGCCCCGGCTGGTTCCACGGCGCCGGCGATCTGGTGTCCGGCACTGAGGAATTCCTGAATCAGTCCCGGCTCGTATTCCTTGTCGACCGTCCACGTCTTCGTCGCGCCGTCGTAGGACCGGCAGTAGGACGGAACCTCTTTGACGATCCGAACGCAGTCGGGGTCGTACGGGAAGTTGACCCTGATCCTCTTGTCGTCGTCGGTGACGGTGATGGTCGTCATCTGGCCCCTTGTTAGCCGGTTGCGTGGACAATGTGGACAAATGTGGACAAAGTGGACGCTAGTGAGAAGAAATGTGGTTATTAAAAAATGATCATTTAGTTAGTTATACTTTCTTTCCCTGGTAGAGCGAGTGCTTGCAATTGTTAGCAAGGTGAGCCTTATCTAAAAAATCTGAAAAAATCACGCGTCGGTGTGGACATGTCCACATTTGTCCACATTCAAGATCAGTTTGCTGGATCACAGCTTCACCCACGTCTCGGAGTCGGCTTTCCAGTCGACCAGCCCAAGGCTGTAAGCGCCCTGCAGCGCGTTCTCGACGGCATCGCGGTCACGGCTGGCGGCCCTGCGCTTCAGATCGCCGAGCGTCATGCCCTCATCGCCCGCCTCGCCGAGCTTGTCGACGACCCAGCGGACGATGCGCTGCACCCGCTGCAACTGCTGGTGGGCTTTCTCGACCTCCGCGGAGTGGCTTTCGATCCCGCGGAGCAGCCCGCGTTCGACGGCCTCGGCGCTGGCGGCCTCGCGGACCTGATCGACCATCAGCTCGCGGGTGTAAGTCGACACGTCGGCGGCGATACCGGAGAGCTCCCAGTCCTCTGAGGTCATCTCGACGCGGCCGTCGAGCACCGCCAGCGCGTAGGCGAATTTCTCGCGGCAGTACAGCGCGTGGCCGTCGAGCGCGGTCTGGTCACCCTGCATGGCCTTGACGCGCTCGTCGAGGATCAGGTCGACCGCCTCGGCGGGAATCTGGACCTCCCGCGGGTACTGCCATTCCAGCGGCGCGGGCAGCGTGAGCGGTCCCGCCTCCCACGGCCGATCCTTGGAGATGCGACTGTCGGTGCCGGGGAACCACATGAACCTCTGCGGGGTGCCGCCGCCGCCGTCATCGATCAGCCAGCCGGCCCGCGTCGGCTGGACCGACACCACGAACGTCATTCGGTAGGTGTGGGCGCCGATGTGGCGGCGCTTCTCTTTGGCGGCGTAGGAGAAGCCCAGCGTCTCGCCCGAGAAGCCCGATCGCAGAATTGATAGTGTCGTCGATGCCGAGCGCTGATTCATCGCGGCCAGCGTGTCCACCTCGTCGGCGGTGAACATCAGGGCTTCGTGTGTCGGCGTCGGATCGTCGTCGTCGTTGGGTCGGCCGAATGCCGCCACAATGCCCTCGCCGGACCCGACGTTGCGGCTGGGAATGTCGCCCGGTATCAGCAGCCGCGCGCACGCGCTCGAGGCGCCCTTGCCGCCGCCCGATGGCGCCACCACCGCGGCGAACCAGTTCAGCGAGCCCCGGCCGCCGATGAGCGGCGGCAGGGTGACGTGCGGGCGCACCAGCGTCAGCGCGCGCGCAGCGGTGTGGGCGAGCACCGCCCACGGCGGGCACATGCGCGCCAGCGCCGTCGTGTAGATCATGTGTAGCGACTCGCGGCTGTCCCAGAATCCGCGTTCGATGTGTTCTAAGTCCGACTGCACCGTTGGCCCCTGAATCGGCACTGGGGTAATGTCGGGTGCAGCGATCCCCGTCGCTGCGTTGGTAGTCAGTTCGGACGCCCCCGTCACCCCCTCGGCGGGGGTTCCGTTCGTTATCGGGGCGTTTTCGGGTGAAATCTGGGCGTTTTCAGTGCTTTTCGTGGCGTTTGGCACGTCAATCAGGTCAAACCAGTTGACTATCGGGTCGTTTGCAAGCTCTCTTGCGGCGTTGTCGTTGAACACCATTCGCTGAAATTCGAGCCTGGTGCCCTCTGGCGTGTCGGATTTGTCGACCTGGCGCGCGGCGACGAGTACCTGGCACAGCAGGCGCAACGACTGCAGCACACCGGGCTCGCCGGACTTGCCCAGCCGCAGGATCGCCATGACGTGGCGCAACGTGGTGTCGTGGCGCGAGTGCCCCGGCCGGTTGATCTCGCGGACGGCCTCGCGGGTGCGTTCGCGCACCTTCGCAGACGGCTCCCCCTCGGTGAGCGCGACGCGAATGTCGATGGGTGTGTTGTCGAGGTTCGATACGTGCTCGACCTGCAGGTTGTCGATCCACGATTGCGGCAGCCAAGGTAGGTCGGCCGGGGTGGGAATCCCGATGAGCTGGTCGGATTCGTTGCGCCACCAGTACGGCCGGCCCTCGGGGTGAATCGACGGCCAGCACACCACGTAGCGGTGATGCCATTGGATGATCTCGATGTCGCCGATGCCCAGGTCGGGGAACTCGATGCGCCCGCGCAGTTTGGTACCCGGCGGCACCCGAAAGAGCCGGATACCCGAGACGATGTTGCCCTCGCGGCTGGTCGAGCGCGGTGCCGGTGGTAGCGCCCCCCAGCGCCGAATGGCTTCGGCGAACGCCACCCCGCCTGTCTTGGCGCCGTAGTTGTCGACGTCGATGCCCACGACGGCGATCTCGCTGTTGTTGGGCACCCGCAGGCACAGGTTCCCGCCGCGGTAGCGTTCGGACTCGGCCCAGGCCATCATGTCGGCGTACGAGGGATCGATGCCGGTGTAGCCGGTGTAGGCGATGCAGTCCGAGCAACTGGACTGCGACTTCTGGGCGTGCTTGGCGCAGGGGATCGAGACGGCCGGCCACTTCGTCTGGGCCGCCAGCGGTAGCACCCCGACCCACCCGGCGTTGCGGTACGCCTCGAAAGCTCCCCCGTACCCTATGTTGTTGTCATCAGCGTTGGTGTTCGACCCCATGAAGCGACAATACTGGCTGTCAGGTACTTAACAGCAGATACTCGGGGGACGACACTCCGAGCCGTTCAAGATCGGCTCTAGTGAGTAGCCGTTGGTTCTTCATGTCTAGGTCTTTGTTCCACCAGTCGGGGTGTTCGTGGTTGCCGGGATTGCGGCTGATCAAGTTGCTCACGTGCCTGTCGGTGATTCCCGCGGAGTAGGCTTGCGAACACATGAATTCGCCTTGCCAGCAAGAGGATTCGAAACATTTATCGCACACGGTGATCAACGGATCGTACTGGTTCAAGGATCAGTCCTTCGGGTTGAGTCGTTGGTTGAGTTGTTCGCTGGTGATGCCCGGTCCGATGGCGACCCACGGGCTGACCATCCGGCTTTTCGGGGTCCACTCGATGTGGCGCCGCGGTCGGGGGTTGACGAACCGCTCGTCCATGATCGGCTTTCCCTCTGCATCAAGATCGTCGATCCACACCGGGTGCGTCTCGACTTCTTCTCTGAGCTCGAGGCGTTCGATCAGGTAGTCGATGATGTCTTCCATGTAGAAGCTGCCGCATCCGGCGTCGATGATGTCGTACTCGCGATCGACGTAGCCCGTGCAGCGAGACTCGAACGCTCCCCAAATAGCTTCAGTCAGTTGCTCTTTCATGGTTTCGGCCACTGTATCAGCCCTTCTAACTGCCGACGCTCATCGCCGAGATCGGTCAACCTGCACTCGAAAGATTTAGTGCGCGTCTCGGTGACGGTGAATTCGTCGATAGCCATCACGAAGATGCGCTTGAACCCACTTGGGCCGAAATGATCGAGAGACAGTAGAAGTCTTCCGTGTTCCTCTGTGATGTTGTCGCGAATCGCCTTGGCTAATGGATGATTGTCGGGCAGCTCGAGTTTCATGGGGCACCTACCGGCTCGTAGTCGGATTCGAATGCGGCCCGTTTGCGGATCTGAAACACTCCGTCAACAAAGGTGATGTAGTCGCCGGGGCCGAGGTATTGCCAATCCCAGCTTGTTCTATACTTGATGTAGATACCTTCATCGACACGCTCTTGAGCTTCTTGCGGGAATAATCCGCCGCTACTGTATGGCCGGTAGTCGCGCCATGTAGCGGTCCAGTTCTTAGTGCTGTTGACCCAGTGGATGATTGGATCAGCGTCTTCACGCTTCCCGCTCCATTGTTCTGCTTCTACTTCGTAAGCCTTGGGACGATATTTCACGCGAACCTCTTCTCGGACTCGTTGACGATGCGCGCCGTCAATTCGTAGGTGGTGCCGTGCCGGTCGGTGATCTGATACGGCTCGCCGTCGTCGTGGGTGATGAGCCACAGCGCCACCGCACCGATGGCGAAGCCGGTGACCTCAACGTGAGAGATGAACACGTCGCGGTCGAGCTTTGCATCGCGACGCACCGGGCCGGCGTGGATCGTGTGCGAAAGCGGTTGGTACTGAACGCCGTAACGCAAGCCGTTGCTCATCCCATCCCCTCAACCGATGGCAAACTGTTGCGGTTCAATAGCTTCTGCTCGCGCAATACATCTTCGGGAAGGGTGTGCTCATGCACTTCGACGACCTCCCAGAAGTCGCCGGTCGGCTTGAGCTCTACCGACTTGCCGAGGTGCGCGCCGCGCGTCTCGATCCATGCGGTGACCTCGGCCGTGCCGCGTCTGAGCTTGCACTGCTTGTATTCTTTCATTGCACCGGCCTCACTGTCAGGGTCCAACCATGATGTGTCACTTCATCTTTGACCATCTCGTACACCTGCCCAAACACGTCGATGTTCGCCCGATTATTGCAGACGCCAGCCATCTCGAATGTGAACAACCGCGGGCCGACGAAGCGCGAAGGTCGGGGAAAAAAGTGTTCCACTACTTTGACCTGCACACTGCCGCTGTGGTTGCGCCAACTGCTGACGATGTGCAGCAGTTCCGGCTCGGTCTGACGCGGTGGTTCGGGATCGGGTGCGTAGTCCCAGCCGTAGTTGTCGCCGTTCCATTCCTCTTGAATCGCTTGCGGTTCCGGTCCTCGCACCGGCGTGCGCTCTCCGTTGTAGCTTTCTTCCGGTGCGTCGTCGTTGAGCCATTCGACGATCAGGCACGAGCCGAAGTCCTGCATGTCCGGCTCTCGCGGCGGTTCGCGATACTCGCACCCGCATGCCTCGAGGCCGTTGCCGTAGCAGGTTTTGCAGTGCATTCGGCATTTCGCACCCACCGGTGCCGTGCATGTGAACACGGTCTTAACGTAGTCGCCGGGGTTGAGAAAATGCTGGACGAAGTGGTATTGCTCGGTCATCAGTCGAGCCCTGTTTCTGGTGGCGCTAGACGTACGAGAGCTGCGAGTTCCTCGAATGTCTCGGCGAGATATTCGCGCCGCTCTTTGGATTTGGGAAGCCAGAATGTGATGGCGCTCCGGTCGTCATCTTCCGGTGGATGATGCAGTCGTGGCGATGAATGTAGCAACATTCGGACTGCACTGTATGTGATGCCGGTGTTCGATTTCTTGATTTCAAGTTCGTACTGCGGACCGTCGCCCTCTTCACCGGGGTCGGTGAAGAGTTCTTGACTGTAGACATTGATTCTCACTGGTGCTCCCCCTCTTTTGATTTGCGTTGTTCGGCAAGGTAATCCGGCCATCCGTCGACCGGCACGAGGTTGCGCTCGGCGGGCTCGACATCGAGCATCGGTTCGATCTCCTCGACGACTTTGCCACGGCGGTTCACTGGTGGCTTCGGCGTGAACTCGTCACATCTGTAGGTGTCGCCCCACGTGGCGTTGCGCCGCAGCGTCCACGGGGTCGGCAGCTTCCCTTGTTCGGCGCGCGCCAGATGCGGGCAGCCGGGGCCGTCGCCAGTGATGCGTTTGGATGCTTCGTCGGGCTGGAAGCACACACGGCAGTGCTTCTCGACCCATGCGTCGCGCTGAATGTCGTTGTACCAGACCTGTTTAGGCATTGCGTTGTCCTAATTCTCTCCATGTCGGGCCGTCAGCAATCTTCGGTGCATTCCTGAGATACGGATCGAGCTTCAACGCCTCGCCAAGTATCTTCTCGTCGAGGGTTCGCGGACAGGTTTCGTAATGCACCGGTCCGTTGATGTCGCCGAGACTGCCATGAATGACGCAGTGCCATGTATCGCTTATACACAGGTATGCCAGTGGTGCCGGATGAAATGGTGAGAAGTCCAAATGCCGTGCTGTGCTCTCGAATTCGGGCGTACTGGGGCAGTCGAGATCGTGATAGACGCAGCGCCAGTCGCAGTCGCACATGTTGCGATCAGCGCGCATCAGGACGCCTGTGCGCGCGATACCGTCGCACACGCAGTCGCCATCGCAGTAGTCGTCGCCGGCGCAGTCGGGAATGTGATTGCTCATCGCCGCCAACCCTCGGTCCACGCGCAGTCGTTGCAGCGCTTGTAGCCGCCGTAATGGGGGTATAGGTAGTCGCGCTGGCAGTTGATGCACTGGCGTGACTCGTATTCGGCCTTGGGTAGCTGCCTGTTGGTGACGTGGAAGTTTCGGCAGTCCTGGCAGCGCTTGTAGCCGCCCTCGGCCGGGAACTGATAGTAGGCGTGACACCATACGCAGCGCCGCATCCCCGGCTTGAACCTAGCGCGCTCGAAAGCCTCGACAATCGCGGATGTCACGGGTTCAGCATCCCGTTCTCCACCACGGCGTCGAGCATGAGGCGTTCGAGCTCGACGAAAGCGATATAGGTGATGGATTCGTGGACGAGCACTGTGGCGATCGTCGGCGTGAAACCCGGTTCTATATGGGTTTTCTGGGCCTCTTCACGGGTTCGCTGGGATGCGAATCGCATGAATCGGTAGGTGTGCCTCGGCGCCGGTACCGGTCCCTCGTTTTCAAACGAGGCGGGCTCGGGTGTGTAGATGAACGAGGCGTTCTCGTTGGCTTCGATCTGGCGGCCGTGCATCGGGCCGCCGACCATCAGATACTTTTTCTTCATGCCAGCATGCCTTTGATGCAGGCCAGCGCGTCCTGGGGGCGCTGCTCGAGGATCGCCCAGTAGAATCGGCGCTTCTGCAATTCCGGTTCGGCGTTAATGACCCTGATGAGCTTGGTCGCCTCCGTCTTCGACCACGACGGTGCATGCACCGGTATGTCGTGCTGCACAGCGTCTTCGGCGTACCACCGGGCTTTGTCGACGTCCTCGCGGCCGTTCTTGTGGTCGCACCGGAAGATGTACTTGAACGCGTTGAACCAGTCCGCACCCAGGTGCCGGCAAATTTCGATGGCCTCAATGCCGGACGGGTGGGAGTTGTAGTGCGGGGGATGATCCACCATGTCGACAGTGACCGGTATCGGTGTCGGCATCTGGTGAATTGGGCAGCTCTGCTTGGGGATTCGGTAGCCATCGGTGTGAGCGCAGATGCACCGGGCTTTTAGGTGATCAGTTCCCATGATTTGAAATCCCATCTGTCAGGGCGCTACTCGGCCGTTGGCGATGAACGCTTCGTATGTCAGCGGTGCCAGCCGCTCGAAATGCCGCTCGTATTCGAGCGCCACTTGATTGATCTCCCACTGCGGGTTGCTCGGGTAGGCGGCATCGTCGGACTTGACGCGCAGCGACAGAAAGTTCATCAGCGCACGGCAGTTCATGGTGACGACGCATGTGCTCATCAAGTTGACCGGCAGGCACATGCGTGCGACCTCGCGGACGACGCCAGCTTTCAGCAGCCCTTGGTAACGCCGGTAGGACTCGCGTGCTGTGGTTTTCAGTTCGTCGGCGACGACGTCGTATGAATCCTCTTCTATCGGTTCAATGACATAGTCCATCGCCTTGGTCCCTTCGACCTGCACCATCGGCCGGTGCCTCGGCGGTATGTAGAACCGCGGCCGCATGGTGCGGTAGCGGGCCGATTCCTCGTTGTACGACGCCATCCGGTGGCGGTGATGCTCGCGCCACACGAAAATCGGTGCGGTGACCTGAAATTGGATCCACATGTGCTCGAACGGGCTGCCATGCCGGTCCTTCATCAGCCGGTTGATCAGACCTTTACGCGCGGCGTGGTCGGCCTCGTCACCCTTCGTCGATGTCCATGCGGCGAAGCAGACCGTGTCGTCGTTGAACGTCGACTCGACGTAGTTGACCTCGCAGTGGTCGAACCACTCGAATTCGTCGGCGGGTATCTCGGTCATCTTCAGCTCTCCCGGTTTAGGTTCGGTGACCACCGTCCACGGTGCTACGAAATGCAGGTGTCTATCGCGTGAAACTCCACATGGTGTGGCGTCTTTCGCGCCTTGGAAGGTGCAAATCTGCTTGTCCGGATCAAGGCCGGCATAGTCGGTCCGGTAGACGTGATCGTTGATCACGACAGCACCCCCTCGATGTCAGGCGGTGTCCAACCTTCGGGTTTGAGCACCTTGCCGTCGTCGCGTCGGATGATCGGCCCTAGTGAGCCGTCGACTTTGGACAGATTGGATCGAACGACTTCGGCTGCAGCGGCTTCGGCTTTTTCGGGGCCGATGTAGTTGAGCAGGGTGCCCCAGGCGATGACAATGATGTCCAGAAGACCGTCGACGATTTCGACGTGATCTTCGTCCATCTCGGCGCACCAGTATTCTTTGAATTCCTCACGTAGCAAGTCCTGGCGCAGCACTCGGTCGGTGTCGGTCCAGTTACTTCCCGGCTCGAGAATGGGGTGTCGAATCTGCCCGGCCAGCTCCATGAAATACTGAGTACCGTCGAGCAGGTTAGGGAGCTCATTGGCTCGTTCGGCGTTGTGGGCGAACAGGTTTCGCACAGCGTCAGAGAATCCCGGCGCGTCCACCTTGGTCGATGGGGAGCACGGTGTGTGGTTGCCGTGGACGCAAGGTGCGTCTTTCGGTAGGTGGCCGATTTCGAGAATGCAGATGCACCCACAGATTGGCGAATAGCGTCCGCAAATCTCGACGTTGTGCCTCTCGCACATGATCTCTTTCATCATCGCGGCCTTTTCCGCAAAATCGCTCATGCTGTCTGCGTCCTCACCTTGTCTTCGATCAGCTCTTGTTGGATGCGCCGCCCGCGTGCGAGTCGTTCGATCACCCGCACGACGAGATCGGTGTCTTGGGGCCGCGCCTTGATCCAGCGCATCATTTCGTGGTGGATGCCGGCCTGCAGGCCGATAAGTCGATCCAGCACCGAGACGATGCGACGGTACTTCCACGCCGGGTGCGCCACCCACGGCTCACCCTCGTAGGTGAAGCTGGCGTGCAGGCCCATCGGCAGCCCACGCTTCACCGTGATCTGCACGCGTTTGGTGACGTACTCGCTCACCGGCGTAGCCACTCTCCGAGCGCGATCAGCCGGTTGTGCAGCCGTGCGCGCAGGGTCAGTTTGACCGGGGTGTACCACTCGCCTTTGTAGCCGATGACGAACACGTCACCGTGCTCATCCAATGCGCCGAACGCCTCGGGCAGTGAGTCGAGCCAGCCGCCCGGCGGTGGTGGTGCGTTGTCACTGAGCAGTGAGGCCAGTCCGAAAGCGGTCCTCGAGCCTAGCGGTGGGTGCGCGATGCGCCACTCTCGTTCTTCGTCGACGTTGGTCATAGCAATCCCCTATCTTGTTGGTAGATGCGTGATTTCGCGGGCTAGTGATATTAGAACCGCGTGGTATGCGCAAACCCACCGTGTGCTCGGATCGCCGGGTGCCGACCTTACGAGGCCATTTGGCTAAATGTGTACCGGCGCCGAGCTTCCCCTGCAGGGCTTAGAACGGCGGCATGTCCGAGAACGTCTTGGCGACGTTGGCTCGGGTAGCGGGATCCATCGAATCCCACGCCGCCTGCGGAATGCCCTCCGGACGCTGCGGCTCGGCCACAGCCGTGGCTGCCGGTGGTGCCTGGTAGGCCGGCGAGCCGGGAACCGGCTGCTGGTGCACGGCAGGCTGGCCGGTGGCCGTCGACATGACAGGTGCAGAATCCGCCGGCGAGCTGAAGTACGACGCCGTGGCTGCCGCGCTCGGAGACTTGTACGTCGCCGAGAACTTGTTCGTCGGGTTCAGGCCCGGCCGGTCCGGTGGTGTGCGCTCGATCAACGTCACCGTCAATTCGGCACCCACCTCGGGCGGCCCCTGCCGGCCCGCCTTTTGCACGGCGTCACCGATCGCTCCGCGCATCCACCCGCCGACGTACAGCGAGCGCCGGCCGTCGTCGGGCTCGGCCGCGGTTTCCGGTGGCTTGCACATCTCGAAGTTGCGGAACGGGGTCTGCAGATCGATGCGAACCTGCATGATCGGCGTCACGCCGTCCGGCTTGAACTTCGGCTGGTTGGTCGCCGGATCGGTGACCTGCTGGGGAGGATGCACCGCCTCGATGGTGCCGGACACCGACGCGCCGATCGGGCGGTCCTTCCAGGTGACCGACTTGCCGCCGCCGGCGCTGAAGAAATTGTCGAGAGAGGGTTGTGTCATCGTTGTACTTTCTGTTGTGAGTTGCGATATTCAATTGTAGTTTCTCCCAATGGATTTGGGAAGTCTTATAGGAATCTCGGAATCGCGACGTCGCCGCCCTCATCGAGCAGCGTTCGGAATGTGCCGTCCATCATGTAGAAGCGACCGCCGAGCCCCCAGCCATCGCCCCATGAGTTCTCGAACCGAATCAGGTATTGGTTGTCGGCGTTGAGCCGTCGAAAGCCGCTCGCGAGGTATTCGTGTTGACCGGCCAGGTCGCCATCGATTGTCACGACACCGAGCTTGTTGGGCTTCATCATGGATTTGTACCAATTGGTACCGACAAGCACCGGTTGGGTTTCGAGCGCCTGCAGAAAAGCGTCGAACCCGAATGCCCACTGGTAGCGGGTGATGATCCCGCGATCCTTCCACCATTTCATCAGGCCGATGGCCGACGAACCGTTGTCCGTGGGCGGGTAGGTCCAATCGAACGGGTCGTTGAGCGTGGCGTTGTGGTAATTGACGATGCCCTGGTCGTTGCCGAGATACAGGTTGCGCTGACGCATGTTCACTTCGTTGAATCGCTTCCGACTCTTGTATGCCGCAGTGCAATTGAGCATGTTCGCGCCCGAGAAGCCGACACAACCCGACGTGTAGAACTGGTCGACATGCGGTGCATCGAACCTGTGCGTTACCGACGACGAGACTTGACGAGTCGACTTGTAGGCGTAGTCACGCGACCGCGGATCATGCAGTTGGATCCGTCCGAGATCATTCGCCACAGTAAGGCTCCCATTCTCCGCGGGTGACAGTGACGGTACGAGAGACGACACGGACTGTCTCGGCGACTTCGGGGCAGCCCATGGAGATATATGCCTTTCGGACTAACTCTGCAGTGTGATGAACGTCGGCCACGTCGGTCTGGTAGGCAGCTTTGTCGGATACGACAAGACTTGGGAAGCTGATGAACACGTATCCCCGACCGACGACCTCTACGGCATATTCGTTCTCGGAGTTGATCTCTGTCATGCGCCCTCGTTCCTGGTGACCGATGCGCCGCTGCTGACGGTGCCCGACTTGATGTAGTCGAAGAACCGCGACGCGCTGGCCGTGATCGTCTTGGGGTCGACATGCGCCGCCACGGCCAACTGCACGCACTGCAGGCGCAGTTCCTCGTCGGTCATTTTCGGCTTGGCCGGTTGAGCGAAGCCGCCGCCCACTGTGCTGGTGCTGCCGCCGGTGGATGCGGGGTTGGGAGAGCTCATTCGGTTGCCTCGACTTCTACTGTGTGTTGGATGAGGGATTCTGGAACCACGACGATTGCTTCGGGCTGCAACGCGTCGAAAGCCTTGGCAGGCAATCTGATAGTGATCTTGACCGCGATCTCATCGAGATTCAGCGATGCTGGCTTCGATTGGGTGACGCGAGTGATCTTCGCGTTGGTGACGCGCTTGTCGCCCCACTGCAGGCGCTCGGCGCGCACGGTCAGGTAGGCGGTGCCGTCGACTGTGTCGCTCATATCTCCCCTTTGCATTGAAGTGGCGATGATGGCTCTGGACGCCACCATTTGCAGAACGAACAATCATATGGTTTCGCCGGAATCCATTGGTAGGCTTCGGGATTCTCTTCGACGCGTAGGTCGTTGATGAGCGCGATGGTCGCGTCGCGCCGCGCCAACCCGGCCAGCGCCATCTCACGGCTGTAGTCGGTCTTCCACAGGTGCATCTTGCTCAGCGTGCCCGCCCGCGGGATGAACGCGATCGCCACCTGCTTGACCGGCAGGCCCGCGTTCTCGAAGCCGAGCCCGTAGAACTGGACCTGCTGACGGTACACCGGGCCGGGGTCTTTCTTATATGCGGTAAACCGGGTGTAGCCGGGCACCTTCCAGTCGATCACCGTCTGCGTGAGCCGGTCATAGACGTCCGATGATCCGGACAGATCCTTGGCGACGTTGACGCGCGACTCCGGTACCCATCGTTCCCAGCCGAGCTCGCCGTTGGCATGCTCGCACGCCGACTCGAGCCAGGTGTGGGTGGCTACGCCGATGATCGACGGCAACGGGTCGTAGTCGGAGTTCGCCCGCGGCACTTGCATCAGGCCGTAGGCGAGCCGGCGCATGCAGGGGTGCGCGACGTCGCTGGGGCCGAGCTCAACCTGTCGGTGCCGTGGCGTAGCCTCATGGCGCGCACGGATCATCTGAACGAGATCCTCGCGCAGTTGATCCTCGGGGATCGCGGTGGCGCCCTCGAAGAACGCTTCGACCGTCGTCACGCGCTTTCGGCCCTCTCGGCGGCGCGCGCGCATCGCATGTGCATCAGGTTGCCATCGAAGAATTCGCAGCAGTCACCTTGCTCAACCTCGTTGCGCTTGTCGCATTCGAGGTAGTGGCAGTAGCCGTCGTACTTCGCACTGAACGGCTCGGAATGTCGCGACGGTGCGCTTGCCCAGAAGTCAGTCATCGACGACCTCGAAACGTCGCTTCTCGCTGGCGACCTTGTAGGACTCCCAAAGTTCGGGATGCTGTTCACGGAATGCCTTAGAGTCGAACCGGTTCTCTTTGAAAGTCGGCCACGACACTGCCATCTCGCCGTCAAGCAGGCCAGCGTCGGCGGTGCCCATCGCCTCTTCGACGATGACGCGGGAGCGTTCCTGTATCTCTTTGAATTCGGCGATCTTGCGCTTGCATAGGCGCAGGATCGCGATGTGCCCGCGGACGGATTCGAGGTCGATTTCGGTCATGGCGTCACCGTATCGGAGTGGGCCGACAGATTCTTGATCGCTTGCTTCACGCCGTCATCTTTCGGAGTCGGTCGTCGACGCCCGCCTCGCTGAACGGATCGGCGGCATCGCACGGCGGGCAGAGATTCTCCGTGCAGCGATCGAGCACGCCGGCGGCGACGGTGAAGCTGGCTCCGCAGCGCGCGCAAAAGAAGGTTTCGGTCAACGGCATGGATTCATCATGCGCTGTGACCGGCGCCTCTGTCAAGACCTATGACAAAGGCCGCGGGGGTGGAGGTTGAGGGAAGTCAGGCAAGTGAATCGGCTCGATCTGCCGGTCCAGTTGTGCGGCCATATCGCAGATCAGTTTCTCGCGCTCATCCCATCGTTGCTGCACCAGTCGGTACCACGGCAGCGTTTGGTCGTAGGCCCACGTGCGGAAGTCGGCGAGTTCAAGATCGCGCCGAAGATTGAACTGGTCGTTCATCTTTCGCAGCTCCCCGCGCACAGTGTCGCTGGTGACCAGCGTGTGCTTTACGCTGGCTTCGTTGACCTCAACCTGGCTTTCGTCGACCTTCGGTTTGCGCCGGTTCTGCGCGTAGGCAGCCAGTGCGACGACGAGTGCCGTGCCGGTGGCCGCGACCTGCAGGGCTTGGTCAAGCTGAATCATCTGATCCCCGCTCTTGTAGGGATGCGATGGCTTCGCGGATCAGTGTCTTCTCTTCCCGCTGGAAGCGATGGATGCGTTTGTAGAGCTTCGGAAGAATTGACGCAAACGCAAGACATAGTGTGAGCGTCAGCCACCCCCCGAGCGAACCGGTCGTCGACTTGAAACTTGTCTGGCTGTAGATCCCCCACGACACTGCCACGGCGAAGCCGCCGCCGATGCTCAGCCAGTAGGGCAGCGCAATGTCGTCACCGAGAATCTCGCATGTGACATGATCGCGGACCCTGCGCATGATCTGCCACCGGCCGAACCGCGCGCCCAGTAGCGCGCCACACAGCACCATCCCCGAGCCCACCGCGAAGCACGTCGCCATCGTGTAGCGGGCGCCGTGGCCCAGCGCCAACACGTTCGACGTCAGCGGCGCACCGGAGAATACGCATGCCGCGTAGCACAGCACACCGATATGCGGCCAGATGTAGTACGGGTGGCGGTCCAACCGGTCCAGCGGATGGTATTCGGGGTGATAGATGGAGATGACGTTGACATGCTGCTGAATGGCGCGCTCGGAGATCGCTTCGGCGTACTTTACGTTGCGGGCGTGCCGTGGCCGGAAGCGGAGGATTCCCCACGTTGGGATGACGATGAACGCCACGACCACCACACAGATCAGGGTTAATCCCCACCACGTCATCGCGCGGACTCCAATCTGTCCAGACGCATGCCGATCTGAATCTTGCGGATGCACTGCGCGCACAGCAGCGCCACTGCGCAGGTCCATGGGATCAGCATCATGCCGGCGAAGATTGTCATGCCGGCATACAGCAGCGGTCCGTCGTAGGCATAGGCACCGGTCCACGCCGAGACTTCGAACAACACCAGCAGAATGAAGCACGTTGCATGTCCGGTGGCCTGAAAGATCAAGCCCATCCAGTCGCGAAACAGCAAGCGGTTGCTCATCTCTGCGATGGCCGCACCGCCGTGGCGCATCCATAGGCCGATGATCGGCGCGAGGTTCGCCGGGATGGCCGCCCATACCCACAGGTAATACGTTGTCAGCCCCATCGATTCGGAGATCGTCGAAATCGGCGGGAACCAGAACGTCGCCAATATCGCCCATGCCAACCATGCACTGCAGTAAGGGGCAATGAAGTCTCGGACCGAGTCGCTGTCGAGACGATTGAGCCACCACAACTTCAGCCGGTCGGCTAGCGAAAGCTGACCGGCCGAGGTCACGATACGGTGCCGTTGTGGTCGGTGACTTCGCTGGCGACCGGCGCCGGTTCGACAGCGTTGGTCATCGATGCCGTGCCGGCGCTACCGAGGCCCGCCGATAGAATGGAGGTAAGGACGGAGATGGCCGTCGCGGTGCCCGCGGCGCTGAACGTCTGTCCCCAATCCAGGCTCATCACGTTGGCGCCGTCTAGCGTCAACACCGAGAGCAAAACTTGAGCGAACGTCTTGATGGCGCGCTCGAGCGCGTCTTTGAGCCAGGTGATGCTGAACATGGGAGTCCACCTTTCGATTCAGCCTACGAACCAAATGGTAGACGCTTCAGTCACTAATCGTGACAGTCGCCAATGGCGCTAACGACGGAAGCCGGCGATGATGTCGTAAGCCGCCTGCGGGCCGGTCCGACCGCCGTACTCGGGCATCGGCAAATGGTATTCGCCGTGGCGTTGTAGCCCCGGCAGCGCACCGATGAGGCCGATCAGACCGGGGATATTAGCCAGTACACCCTGTGGCGCCAAGAGTTTCTCGAGGTCAGCGTCGACCTTCTCGTCACCGGACTTGTTTGCCTGACCGAAGAATTGACTCAGCAGTGAGGTTCCGGTGGTTAGTCCGGCCATCGCTGCCACGGCGAGCTGCCCAAGCGGCCCGAACAGCCCGAGGAACGGGACGTAATTCATAATGATCGGGACCGCGACACGCAAGACGTGCACGAAGAACGGTAGTTCCATCTCGGCTTCGATGATGATGGCGTAGAACGCTGGCCGAATGCTGTCCGACGTCGGGACTATGGCGTAAAAGTCGTTCTCGGCGAAGATGTTTCGGATCTTGCGCGCCAGCCACGCTGGGCGCGTCTTGCGGGCGATGCCCGTGCCCTCCTTGGAGGGGTTGCCGAACTGGATCACGCCATTGATGCAGCCGCGCAGAATGCGGAAGATTCCTGGCGACGAGGGTTTCTTGCTTGGGTCGCCGGGATGGACGAAGCCACCGTCACCGAACAGAACCTCGAGAGCGTCCTCCATGCCGTCCGCGGACTGTGAGTAGCCACTGAACCAGAGTTCGAGTTCGAGATGATCGCCGATCTCTTCGAGCTGAGCATCGGTCAAACTGTCGGCGTTCCAGTCCTTTTCGGCGCAGTACGCAGCAGCAAGGCGTAGGGCCTCGGTGACGTCGTTTTTGCTATCGATGGCCTCACGCAGCGCCCGGCACTCGTCCCAAGTGACCTCGACATAGGAGAACGTCGGATCACCGCCGAGCGCCCCGAGGTAGCCGCCCTTGATGAAGCCAAGCGGTTGATGGTTGATGTGCAGATTCTTGCGATTCTGGTCGCCGGGGCGATTGTCAGTGCCGACCATTTCGCCCAGGTCGAATGACGGCCCGATGTTCCAGTCCGCACCTGAGCCCGGTGCAGTGAAGATGTGAATTTTGCGGTGCGCGACCGGAACCGGCTGTACCGGCTTGGCAATCTCCACAGCGCCGAGCGCGCGTTGTGTGGCTGCGTTGGCGACGCCGGTGGCCGGTAGGCCGAGAAACGGCTGAATGTTGAACACCGCGTCGAACGTGGCCTGGTCGTAGCGACCCGACTCGGTGACGCCGAGCTCTTTGGCTTTCGAGTTCTTCGGGTAGGCGGCTATCAGCCGGTGCTGGATTCGCACGACGGCCGGACCAACATCGTTGAGCCCGTAGCCGATCCACTTTCCTGCGTCGTCGTGTGCCATGTCAGACGCCTTTCTTCAGGTCGGCGATGGCGTCGACGATCGATTTGTTACCGAGTTGCGACCAGCCGGTGAGGCTGGGGCCGCGTAGCTGGCGCAGGATCTCGATGTTGATCTCGCGGTCGGTCCAGTCGTCGGGGAAGCGCTTAACCGGCGCCGGCACCGGCGTGGTCGGCACCGGCAGCGGGGTCACCGCCGAGCCGCCGTCGAAGAACTTCACATCGCCGACAAAGGTGTCCCACGGGAAATTCGTCCATGGTGAGTTCATCGGGCCGCCGACGTCCTGGTGGTCGCCGATGCCCAGGCATTTGGTGACGTAGCGGTGATCCGACAAGCCTTGCCGTGCGTTGCCGTATGGCGGCAGGATGACCTCAGTCGAATAGTTGTATTTGCGCGCGTCCTGCACCATCAGGTACGCCGCGACGCGAATGGCGTTGCGGTACTTGGCGAGCCATTCGTCGCGGCTGAATTCGACGAAGCTGCCGGCGAAGCAGTAGTTGATGGAGAACACGTTCGCATTGAGCACCGACCAGGAATACAGGTCGGTGTCCACGACGTCGACGACGGTCACCCCGTGGTCGTTGGGGTCTTCGTGGATCGTGTAGTGGTAGCTCACGGCGCCAGAGCCGCTCGTCGAGCGCAGGAATCGCGACAGGTCGGTGGCGTTGCCGTTGCCCTGCTGCGTGTGCAGGAACCCGTTCATGGGCGGTCGGCTACGCACCGATGCATGCCCGTAAGTACCGTCAGCGCGGCGGTCCAGTCCGATCTCGTTGATCTCGTTGAAGTCCGGTCGGTTGTCGGCCACGTCGGGAATCCCTTCGGTATTCGGCATCATCGCATCGCCCATTGCCAGCGCGCGGTTCCATCGATCGAGTCGGTCCGGATAGCCGTTGGGGGTCTTTCCGTCGATCCATCCGTTAACGCATCGTGACACCGACATGATGTCGGCGGCATCGGCGTAGCCGTTGATCTTGCCCGGCTTCGGCCCGCCGTTGAGCCAATACCACGACGCGGCAAGGAATCCCCACTTTGGCTGCTCGACCAGCTCGGGTTGATTGACGAACACTTCCGAGTCGGACACATAGCCTTGGGCCTGACACCACAGTCCGAATCTGCGATAGTTGCTCGACCACGTGAGCTGGATCGGCCCCCGCCCGCGGTAGCGTGTCCGGTCGGCGTCCCACGAAGGATTGGACGTCTCGATCTCGGCCATGTACTGCAGGCCCAGACTTTCGTGACCAACCTGCGAGTGCCAGGCGGCCGCCCGGCGCGCGGTGGTGCATTGCGCGGCCAGCATCGCATTGTTGTAGGCCGGTAGCAGCTCGGCGTAACGAGATAAGGGGAGCGAGCCACCCATGACGTCGCTCAAGGATTGTGGCGTCAGAGTCATCCGAAGTCGGCCAGCCTTGCGTCGAAGAATTCGCTTGTCACGAAGAATGCCACCGCGGCGATGACGACCCCTGCGGCGAGCCCGATACATATGGGCATGAGCATAAGGTCAGCGTAACACAGGTATTGACGCTAGTTTGATACCGTGACCTCGACCGATGAGGCGAGGTATTGGGTGGATCCGCCAGCGCTGGCGGTGATGCTGCCGCCGGCGAATGATGCCGCGGCGTTGGAGACGTAGATCGCGCCGTCACTAGCGACACCGCTGACTGAACCGGAGTCCAGCGGGTAGATCAGATTGGTGCCGGTGGGGGTGCCAGTCAGCGTGCCGAAGGTGCTGGTGCGGCGACCGGCGAAGGACACCACTACCGACGAGCCATTGGTGTGCGACAACGGGCTGACTCCCGGAATCGCGAGGGTCGTCGACTGCCCATTCACCGCGGCAGCGTTGCCTACGCCGATGTTCGATCCGGACAGGATGCACACCAGGCCGAAGTCAGCCGCGGTTGCTGCCGCAGCGTTTCCGGTGCTTTGTTCGCCACCCGTGGCGATCTTGTAGGCCACGGTGATTGAATCGGCGCCGCCCACTGCGGCCTTGGAGTCGGGGATCTCGGTGTATCCGGAGGGCAATATGCCATAAGTGGATGAGTCGTCGTTGTAGTACGCCACCAGGATCAGGTCGCCGGCCGTGCAGGTGTAGGTGGTTCCAGTGATGCCGCCCGAGTACACGAAGAACGGAACGTTGCCCGCTGCTGCTGTGGCTGACGCGTCTTTCTTCCACCCGACCGCCTGGACTACCGCGGCAGGTGGTGGCGGTGGTTGTGCCGCTGGGACGGTGATGAAATTCGTTGCCCCACCGGCGCGTAACAGATCATTGATGAATCGGATCTCCGCGGCGACCGATCCCTCAACGCTGGCGGCGCGCATGTCCATCCACTCGGGGCGCTGGCCGGTGGTGCCAGGGTAGTCCTCCCAGCACGGCCATACCTGCGTGGTGTAGCTGCCGATGAGCGCGTCGTTGAATTGCTTGACGCTGCCGTCGAGAATGCGGACCACCCCGCGGGTGCCGGTCGGGTCGATCGCCCATTCCAGCAGCACCCAATTTCCACCAGGACTTCCGTGACTGTAGCTGCCGTCGCCGTAAGTCGTTGGGGCGCCGGGGTTTGTTCGATATTGAGCGATCGTGCTGTTCTGCGTGTCTACGATGTGTGTCGCGGAGTTTGCCGTGTTGCCGCGGCTTGTCCATGCGATGGCACCGACATTGTTTGCTCCCGACGTTCCGCTGCTGACTGTGTCCCAACGGTGAATTGAGCGTAGGTATCTGCAGTTGCCCAGAAGTTGCTGAATCGGCAGCAAGTACATGGTGCCGGTGCCCACGGCTTTCATTACCATGATCGAATTCACAGCGGACGCTTCCAGTTTGGCTGTGGCCGCGCCCGCCAGTGTTCCGACTGTGTGGCCCGAGTCGGTGGTCGGCCCGCCTGATGTGCCGATGGAAGACACCGCCGATTTAGTCGGCGTGTACCACGCGAATTCGCTTGGTACACGCCGAGAGCCGCTGCCCTTGAACGGGATCTGGTTAAGCGCAGAACCTATCGGCATCAGTAGCCCTGGTTGTAGGCGCCGAACACGGTGGTGCCGTCGCTGGTCAGGAACACCCGATCCACCTTTCCTGCAACCGGCGTCATAACAGGGGCGCCCGAGTAGTCCCAACTAACTCCGCTGATGGAGAACGTGCCGCCGCCGGCCCCAGAGGCTTGGGTGAATCGAATCTCGATCGTCTGATCCGCGGCCAGGTTCGTCACGGTCACCGCGCAGGCGGTCGATGCTGTCAGGGTGATGGTGAAAATGCTTCCCTGCGAGGCATCTACCGTCGCCGTGGTCGTCTTAGTGCCCAGCGGGACGCGGGTTTCCTTGATGACCTGAGTCTTCAAGGCGGGGATCTGGATGCTGCCGGTTCCTGCGGCGACGATCAAGCCATCGCGATTGGTATCGCCCACCACATACAGGCCCGGTGCGTTTCCGGTGGCAGCGTTGTAGGTTCCCCACCTGTTCACCGCCGACGCGGTCGGGGTCAGCTCGAAAATTCCGACGCCGTTGGTGTCGAGAAGTTGGTTGAACTTGCCGCTGGTGATCGTCTTGTTCGTCAGCGTGTCGGTCGAGCTGATCGTCACCACGTTCACGCCTTCGACGGCCAGGCGTCCGGCCGCGGCGCGCGATACCGTCGTATCCGATGCGTGACCGAGCTCGATGCTGCCGACGCCCAGCGCAGTCGATGTCGATGCGGTGATGCCCGACACCGGCAGGCCGGTGCAGTTGGTGAGCGTGCCCGACGATGGGGTGCCCAATGCGCCGCCAGGTGCGACGTAGTCGGTGCCGCCCGTAGCGGTACTCGCCACACCGGAGGTCACCTTGACGATGCCCGAACCGGTCATCCTCTTGAGCGTCTTACCGCCCGTACCAGAGAACAACGCGATTTCAGAATCAACCGACGACGACGTGTTGGTCGACGCATCACCGCCGCCGCCACCGGCCACCGTCTGCCAGGAACCATCATCGCGGAGGAACTTCGTCCCATCCGGAGTGCCGGTGATCGACAGGGAGCTGATAGCGATGTTGGACAACGTGTTCGACGAACCACTGATCGTCTTATTGGTGATGGTTTGGGTGGTCGTCAGGCCAACGTAGGTGTCCGAGGCATCCGGCCACGCCCAGTTGCGAGTGGCGGTCACGCCGGTCACGTCCAACGTGACGACCTTGCTGGTGTTGGCACCGTCTTGGATGCGAATCTTGCCAGCCCCCGCCGCCCTCAGACTCATCGATACATCGGTGTCGCTCCCAACTACCTGTAGAACGGGAGTGCCACCGGTCGCCTGGTTGTTGAGTTGGAACCGGTTGACAGCACTGGCAACAGCTATCAGGCCGAGGATCTGGTTGCCGTTGGTGTCGTTGATCTGATTCATCCGAGGATTCGTCAGGGTCTTCGCCGTCAACGTCTGAGTACCGTCGATTGTCGCAACCGACCCCGCCGCCGTCCCCGCCGTACCCACGATCAGGGTGTCGTCGGTTTTGAGCGTGTCCGCTGCGCTGCGGTACAAGTTGGTGTCCGTGCCGAAGTAGATACCCTCAGCCGCCGTGCTGGGCGACGTGCCACCGATGTTCAGAACACCGTTGGACCGCGCCACCGGCAGCCCGGTCGCGTTGAGGGTGATGCGTCGGTTGATATCCCAGGCGTAGGGCAGCTCGTACTCTGCACCGCCACCCTGGTTGCCCCAGCGTGGCGACATAGCCTGAATCGCGGCGAGATTGATCGACACACCGTTAGTGCTGGTGATCGTCAGCCGCATGTAAGTGTGGCCACTGTGATACGGCTGCCAGAAGAACACCGGGCCGGGATCACCGTTGGCAGCGACGCCGCTCACGTTAGTGCGCGTCGTCCAGCTCGATCCGTCAGCCGACGACTCGATGAGCACCGTGTGGGCCGGGGTCGTGACACCCGCGTAGGCGAATCCGATCAGCCACCACTGGCTGTAGCTGAATGCGATGTTGGAGTTGTTCCACGTCCACCGCGCAGCCGTCTTGGTGGTGCCATCCACGATGGCGATGTTG